CCTCGGTTGATTGTAACCGGAGACGCCTGCTTTGGCTAGGCGCGGGTCTTTTGGGGCTCGGGGTGCCATTATTTAACCTTTGCTATTGTTTCGATATATGTAGTACAATTCATTTTTAACTAAGGGATCACGTTATGAACGCACAAGATAAAAGAGAGAGAATAATTTTGACAGTTGCGGCGCACTTAGAAACCGCTGACCCAACAACAGACCACAAGCAAAAGTTAATAGGCTTGGATGCTCTTTTGTGTGAGGCTATCGGCATCGACCAAGAAACAAATCCGCCAGAGTTCATTTTAGTACCCTAACAGGCCAGACATAGTATCAACAAGCTCTTGGTCAACAATCTGATAAGGGTTGTTCAGTCTTGTAGTATACTGTTTCATGCTCGCAGGTTGTGGCGCGCCAGACTTTGTTGTCGCCCCTTCAAGGGTTTTAAAGAAATCTCTATAAAAAATCTCATTTGGTATTGTTCCCGAAAGCTGCACAGGATCGCCAGCGCGGCGCATAGCGGTGCTATATGTTGAGTGGGGCATTATAGGGCTTTTAACAGCTCCACCAGCAACATCAATCGGGATAAAAGACAAACCAGTTTGGAATGTTGGCACATTTTGCTGCGCCTTTTCCGTTAAAGCGTATCTGGCTTTACCAACCATCGGGAAACCCTTAGACCGCCATAAGTCTTTGTCCATTTCCTTGATTATCGTTGCTCTAGTTTTGCCAGATTTTTGCGACTTCATCCATTCCCTAAACTTGGGCGACTTTACACCGGGGAAGCTAGGAAAAGATTTTTTTATTTCATCATCAAATTGCTTTGCATCTTTTTTAGTTATTTTTGATGTTTTTAACATCTCAGCCACTGCTGCTGAATTAAAGTCAGTAAAGTCAACGGCTGTCGGGTTCATTGTGGAATGAGCCAAAACAACATCTTCTATGCCAGTTTCTTCTTGAGCCTTTTTAGCGCGAGCCAAAAGCCCTGATATAACACCCTCGTCTGACGCCCAAGCATATGGCGTTGCAAGCTGGTAATCCCTGCCCCCCAAAGCAGATACCGGCTCATCAAAGACCTGACCAGACAAACTTTTAAGGGTGCCAACTCCGCTTCTGTCGCCAGCGCCAAACAACGCAACTTTTCCAAGCAGGCTTTCTGGTTTGACAATTTTTCTATCTGGAAAAAGCAGGCTCATAGGCTCAAAGTCATACTGCATTTCAGCCAAAGGCTCGTCGAGCTTTATCTTGCTGTACCCCATAGGGTCTAGTTCAGTCTTTGTTGGAGGCTTTACGCGGCCACCCATAGCGCCAAGGGTTGCGCCGCCAGCCTTAGCTGCGGCAATACCCGCAGGCGCAAGTGGTGCGGAGACGGCTAGTGGGTCATAACTGATAGGATTTCCGGCGGCGTCAACAAGATCACCCGACCCACCGCCAGCGACGTCTAAGCCAGCCGCAATCTGCTGATTAGCCGCCTGACGCATTGCCTCAGGCATAGCGGAAGCGGCATCGACAGCCGCCTCAGGGTCTGACAGTAATCCAGAAATGGCGCGGTACGCAGGCATGTACTCAAACCCAAACTCAGGGTCTCCGTAGACGCCGGCCTGATATTGCGGATAAAGCGCGCCGTCGGCCTCCATATAGGTGGTCTCGGCTGGGGTTACGACGGGACGCCGCACAGGGGTAAACGCGTTGGCCAAAAGACCCAACAGGCCGCGCTCGGCCTCGGCTGTTCGCCCGTATTCATATGGTGCCATTAAACAATCCAGCCAGTGTTGGGTTTCATCATGCGATTTGAATTATAACCCTTTGAGTAGCCACCGGCAACCGCACCCTGATGGGCGAAGGTCAGGGCAAACGCGTCGGCCGTGTCAGGCGACCTCTGCCCGCGTCGCTTCATCTCATCCTTGCTCTCAATCTTCAGCTTGCCGGTCGACAAATACTTATACCGGATCGACGTCAGCTCCGAAATCAACGTGTCGTCCTGCGGCATCTTGACGTCGCGCGCCTCAAACCACTCGCGGGCGTTCCAGTAAATTTCGTCGCGCAGCCGGTTAAACCGATCCTTCAGCGACGCAGTCTCAGACACAGACACGGCAACCGCAGGCAAATCCAGCTCGCGCAGGCGGTCAGCCAGTCCGGCGCCCAAGCCAATGGCGTCCACATAGATGGCCTGCGGGCGCATCTTGTACGGCACGGCGTCGTGCTCGGCCAATATAATACCGGCCATCTCCATCAAATCCTTATTCTGCCACGTCTTGATGGGCTCAATCATCACATTGCCCTGACGCTTGCACAACGCCGACCTGTCGGAACCAAACCGCGCGACGTCCAAGCCCCAAACAACCGGCGTCGTAGGCGCAGCCTCAACGTCACGTTTGACCGCATCCTCAACCAGATGCAGCGGCAACAACACGTCGTCGGATTGCGTCGGAAACTCGCCCAAGACGCGCACGCGGTATACGTTGCTTTCCCCGCCATACTTCTCGGCCATTTCGCGGATAAACTTGGGGTCGACGTACTCGCCTTCCTCGCACGACACCGTAATGCAGTGCCACTTCTCGCGGTCATTGTGGAACGCGTCGTAAAAATAGCCGTCGGTTCTGGTGGGGTTGCCGCACATGATAATCTTCGCACCGGGGGTACTTAACGCGCCGCTGGCCGTCTCAAAGATAATCGCGGGTATGCCAGACGCCTCCTCGACCACAAACAGCATGTGGGGGCTGTGAAAGCCCGCCAAGCTCTCGGGGTTCTCCCTGCGGCTGGTACGCGCCACCGCAAAGCTGTCAGACGCACCCTTGAGGGCAATCTTGTCCGACTTGAAATCCAGCAACCCCTTAAACGCGGGCGGCATGTTGCGTGCCCAGCGGTCGATCTCCGTCCACAGTACGTCCGATAGCTGGTGCGCGCTGTTCGCCGTCACCGCCACCTTGCACGGGTAATGCGTCATAAGCCACCAAAGCACGACCCAGCTCTCGAAGGCCGTCTTGCCCACGCCGTGGCCGGACTTAATGGCAACCCTGTCATTCGCGGCAATGGCTTGTAACGCCTTCCTCTGCCAAACTTGGGGGGTGGCTCCAAGGATCGTCTCGACAAACAGGCAGGGGTCGGCGCGCAGGGCGGCTATGGTTTCGGCGGTTAGCTTGGTGTCGGTCATGCGCGGCCTCCGTTAACGGGGGTAGGGTAGGGGTGGTGTGGGTGTATATATTTTTTTACCCGCCCCCTGCCCTGAGTTGACGGGGGGGGTAACGAAAATCTGGTTAACTTTGAGCATGTTTTGCAGAAATGTCGCATAACGTTAATTATGCGCAACGCGTATCGTGCAAATACAATGACTTAGTTGCCTGTGGATAACTTTTTACCTTTTTTTGTGCTGTTTGCCTGCTTTTTAGGCAGATCATTGTTAACTGAAATCTGGTTAACTTCGGTCGCGCGTGCGCGTACTTCATCCACTTGTGTGTTCTCTCTGCTATCAGCTATCCGCTTTGCTGCCTTCTCGGCGATTGCTTGGTTCACTGTTTGCAGGACGTCCAGATAGCTGCCACCGTCCGACGCTGCCACATCTATCTGCTGTCTGTCGCCGTACATCTTCGGCGTCATACGAGCCGCCTGCCACTTCAGGATGTCAGCAGCCAGCCTGCCGCTTTGCGGGTCGATCTGCCCCGTCATTGCGCCACGCTTGATCTCGTCTAGTTGATCTGCGAGCACCATACCCCTGAACTCTAGAGCCAGACGATACTGCACCTCAAACGCTGGATCAGCCGCTATGCGCCTGCTGATAGTCACCCAGCTCGGCATAGACTTATCCTTGCACACCTTGCTCACTGCCTCGCCAGACGCCACGCGCTCCAGAAACTTGTTGATCACCTCGTCAGGTGTCTTAGCAGTCATCGTCGTACTCCCACTCAGCCCCATCATCAAACGTGATAACCATAGTCGGCTTATCCTCGATCACCAGCAGCGGCTCACGGCACTTGGAGCATATGATCGACTGCATACGCTCGTAAACGTATCCGTGTGTCTCCAGCCCGCAATGGTCACAATCCACAGGCTCGGAGAAGAAGCGCACAAAATGCCGGTCGTTGAGGTTTAGCACGTCACCCATTCACATCAACACATTCCGCAGCGCAGGCCAGATACCCAGCCCCGTCGACGTAGTTGTCTTCGTGATACGGATTGCCACGCGCTCTGGCTATCTTTAGCAGCGTCATCATCAGCCCAACGTCATTGGCCGTGATTTTCTGGCCAAGGTATTCAGACCAGTACGCCGCGATCGAGTTGAAGTTGCTCTCCATATCGCCGTGGTCGGCAGCCCGATCAACCGTAACCTTTTGCTTTGCGTCGTCGAGCACTTCATTTCTTTTCATTTTTTATTTCCCTGTTAACTATTTTGAGGCCGCAAACTATGCAGTCCTGCCTAATCACGTCACCATCTGGGTCAGTTGTGGTTAGCACGCTGCGGCACGATGGACAACGCCCATCGGACAAGCGCCTTGCGATTGTACCCCTACCAGCCACTATCATCCGGCTCTCCCTTAACGTCTCTGAACGCCACCTCTATTTCAGCGATTGGCTCATAGCCCCTAAGCAACTCCCTCGGCCACACCTCGACCTTGATGCCCGCCCCGTACCGCACAATGTGCACGGTCAGGTTACGCACGTCGACCCAAGTAGACTGCCCAAGCAGTTGATACTCTCGATCCTTCAATATTTCTGGTCGTTCTTTATCCTGATCCATATCAGCCACTATACACTCCAAGCGCATCCATTTAAAACGGAATTTCGTCGTTTAACATTTCCTTCGGCGCCTTGATGCTCTCTATCTCCGCGCCCGCGAATATATCCTTGACGTTTTCAACCAAGTTTCGCGCCTGATTTTCCTTCAGCCACTCAGCCAAGACCCTGCCAACCTCGTCAACCGTGAAAACCATCATGTCTCGGTTTTCGCGCTTGACCTTCACCGCCTCGTACCCATTCGGCACGACCGCCAGAGGCTTGCCATCCGGCATCCTGCCCTCGATGTACTCGCCGGTTAGCGGCTGCCTGCCTGCGGCTATTGCTGCGGCCTCCAAGGCAGCCACACCCCTCAGCGTAACTTCCACTTGATGCTCGACGTCACGCTGATCCTCTATAGCCTTATTCAGCCGATCCATCTGAGCCTCGAACCTGCCCCTCAGCTCAGTGCCCACAATCCAAGGCAGCCTATCCACCCCCCACTTCAGCTCAATTGCCGACACAACCTCATCATACTTAAACAGCGCATCCTGCATCCGCCGCATCGCCCCATTACTAGGCGCATAGTAAACCCTGTTAGGTTTAGGCCTGCCCCGCGTTGTTTTTTTAGTCGCCATCACTAATCCCCTTAATCATTTCTACATCGGCTCGTTTTAGGGTCGGTCGGGTAGGCTACCCTTAGGGTGTAGCCGACCCAACCTACCTCGGCTGAAAACGCCAACCGACCTCGGTTGAGGCCTAAATTCCACCCGACCTTTTACGCTAAGTCCTTGTTTATCCAGCATTTGAGGTCGTCTACGATTACCAACCCTTTATCCTGCAAAGCCTGCCTTGCGGTGTTCCGCTGTTCTGGCGTCAAGTCGGGCGATTTTCGCTTGTGAGCCTCGTTCCAATCGGCCACTCGGACGACCTTTTCGCCACTATCTATGATGAGGTTTTGCAGCGCCATAAACGCGTGCTCCTGCCTTCCTGAGGCTGGCTTGGCTGACCGCTTCTTCTTTGGCTTGTCGCCCTCGTCGACCCGCCTGAGCACCACCGACGAGCCTGCCATATTCTCGATTGGCACCATCTCCAACGTGATGTCCGGCTCAATTGGCTCTGCGTCTTTCTGCTTTTCTACGCGCATCGTGACCCACTGCTCGTCCTTTGTGACGGCAATGGAGGTGTCAACGGCCCCAAGGATGGCCGACGAACCCCTTGCCCCGCGCTCGGCTGACTTGCCAGAGTGGTGCACAAACACGACCGCGCAGTCGAC